GAGGTAAGAGATCCACTGGCAATCCAAGGAGATACAACATGAAACGAATGCCACACCCGTCCGTTAGCGGATTAGCAAGTTTAGCCATACTCGGAGGTTGGATCAATAGTAAGTCAGGATGGACCGCAACAGAACCTGGTAAAGATTCAGTCTCAAATTGGTTAATGAAAGGAAACATAGAGCGAGCAGCAGGACGTTTAGCAGAAAATTTAAAGACTACAGTTACTAGTACCGGAGGACGTAAAGCCTTAGTTACTTCCGTTCTAGTAGCGACTGGAGGAGCTGTAGCACGTAAAATGATACCTAACGTAAAGCTCGGCACAGATAAATGGTATCTAAGAATATAAGGAGAAAAAAAACATGGCATTCTATAGAACAAGGGAAGGACAAGTAACAGCAGCGGATTCTTTTACCGCAATAACAGGACTTTATGGACAGAGTACAACCGCGTCCATTCAGGTTCCAGCGGGATCAACCGCAATAGTGGGTATAATGGCAAGCGTAGCAACAGATAGTGCAGCCAATGGTGTAACGACCTTCGCCTGTCAAGTCAGCGGCGATGGACTCCAATCTGGTCAGGAGACCATGGTTTTTGCTGGCGCTGGTGTAGATGGTACACCTGCTTCCAACGGAGCAACGGTTAGCGCATTTAGCCAGGAAGTTAATATTCCTTGCATCGCGAGTAACCAGGTAAGTGTAGCAGTTGCGATGTCTGGAGATACTGGAACCTGTGAAGCTGGAATTACCCTAGTATTCCAATAAAATTAACGTGGTTTATAATCGGAAAGGTCTAGCGCCTTGGTCCCTTTCCAGGGAAGCAGGGATTGAATCCGCAACAGTGGACGGAACTATTGAAGTTCCACAATATGTTCAACCTGTTCTGGATACTGGCTTTGTAGATGAGAAGGGAGATTGGAAAGGAGTCAAGAGTAGTGATAAAGACTTTCATGCTTTTCTAACTGACCTAGGCATAGCTAATGGTGGAACGATCTTAACCCCCGACGTTAATCCTGATGGCACATGGCCTTTAGATATGACAGGGTACAATAGTATTTTTGTGGCTATTAATCCCTCTAATGGTGGTAACTATGCAATAAACGCAGTTATGGGACCCGATAGTATTGCTTTTGCTAATCTATCACCTGTGGATGCTGCTTCTTTATTGCAAGGGAATCTTTATTCTAAACAGGAATGTCAAAAGTTATTCGGCGATAGTTCCCATGCTTTGACTGCTGACGTATGGAATTTAATATATCTTCAAGACACACTGCAGAACCAGAAGCTATTGCAATTTCAGATCACTAATAACAGTGGTGGATCAAGTGACATACAAACAGCATTTATGAGGTTAGTATGAAAGTATCCAGGTATGTAATAGAAAATGGCACAGAAGATTGATTTAGATATTAACAAGCTACCTTGGGAAGCAATCGCCAGGGTGATGGCTCCTATACTCGCTCCAGTAATATTGGCTGGAGTCTGGATATTTTTCGCTAGGACAAATAAAACGGTTGACTGGTTATCCAATGTTTTTGCTTTGGCTGAATTAACGCCAACGGTTGACCTAAATCTCCCTCCAGGTATTGTTTTAGGTTCATTCTATAATTCAGCTCAAGAACTGGAACCCATAATTAAAAAAGTATCTACCTTGTCAGATTTGTTACTAAATTTTGTTAAGGATATAGGAGAAGATGTTGCTGAATTAAAAGATGACCCTGTAAGCACATTATGGGACTGGTTGACATGGGATGTTAGAGACACAGAGGGATTCAAGGAAGCCCGATGAGCGACGAATTATTCGCACTTGTTTGGATTTTGAGCTTTGGGCTTTACTTGGTATGTTATATGTGGCTGATACCGCTAAGAACTCAGAAAAAAATTGAGTCCTGGTTAATGTCACAAGAGTCCGATGAAACTTTGTTAGCTAGCCTTGGAGTGATCACTGACCAAATCCGAGACCAGACCCTGGTCGACTTTGAGGAAGTTATGATTCCTCAAGCGAGAAAGGCAGCTATAGACTTTTGGAACGGTGCTATGGGGAATGCTGCCAAGGAACTCGGCAAGACGGAGGAAGGTTCTCAGCTTTCGATAATGCATAGTATGGCTAAAGAACTTGAAGGACAACCCTGGTATGTCCAGATGTTAAGCTCTAAATTGCTCCCACTGATCAACAAAGCGGTAGAAGCAAACCAGGGTGACGCCATTGTTGAACCAGTGAAACGCCTTGGATTGCACAAATAACGCCCCTGGAGTGCCTTCTAGCGGCCCAAACTCGCTTTTTATACCCATTGCTACCCCACCAACTCCTATAGTCCTCATTTTTTCTTTAAACGGATTTGATTGTAAAGCTATAGATTCTTAATAACTTTTTGGCAATCATAACAGATTGTCAAGTTCTCATTATACCTATCAGTACGCAAGTGACCTACATTGCGTAAACAAATATTACAGCGTCGCTTCATGATTCAATCCAGATGTTACCATCTTCTTTACATGAGATAGTCCAGGTGTTTGCATACCAGTCTACTTCAAAATCTGTTGGTACCCCATCAATCTTTGCTACAGCGAAGAGGTCCATTACAGTGACTCTTATCACATGACAGTTAGTTCTCCAGACTAACTTAAGTCCTTCTTTCTTAAGAGAAGAGTAGGACTCATGAGGATGGGAAAGTAATTGGACTTGGATGTCAAACTTACTTCCGTGCTCTGTTTCCACAGGCTTTGGATCAGTAAGGAATTTGACTTCACATTCCTGACCCTTATCAAGGCCACGCATCAAAGATGGTGTGCCCAGGCTATACTTCTTGTCTTTGGCTAAGCTCATATCTGTTATGCTACATTGCTTTTGCTATATAACAATTTGTGGACTACTCAATTTATAAGCCCTACTCATATGTGAGTATATGCCAGTGGGACTCTACACTCGTAAAGGTAAAAATGGTCGTAGGATGTATTTTAGAGATGGAAAGCTCATATCTAAAAAATCCTATACAGCGTCTCGCAACCGTAGAGGAGCCTCTCGTAAAAGTCGCGCTCCTTCTCGAGGTAAGAGATCCACTGGCAATCCAAGGAGATACAACATGAAACGAATGCCACACCCGTCCGTTAGCGGATTAGCAAGTTTAGCCATACTCGGAGGTTGGATCAATAGTAAGTCAGGATGGACCGCAACAGAACCTGGTAAAG